GTAAGGTTGATTCTGGTATTATACCCGAAGAAAAGACAGATGTATACATAGAGCGTGTAAAGACGGAGTTAGACTTGATTCACAGTAAGGGTTACGTTGATTACTTCCTACTCACAAGAGATTTTTGTAACTGGGCTGAGGAGAATGATATAGTTCAATCACCCGGTAGAGGTAGCGCTGCAGGTAGTCTTATCTGTTGGTTGTTAGGTATAACAAGAGTTGACCCAATCAAGTATGACTTATTCTTTGAGCGTTTTATGAACCCAGAACGTATCAAGGAACCCGATATTGACAATGACTTCCAAGATAGTCGCAGGCAAGAAGTAAAAGATTATGTTGCTAAGAAGTGGGGTAGTGCTAATATCGCTTCATGTTGTGCGTATAGTAGATATACATCTAATACTTTATTGAGAGAAGTTCTTAAGCATTACAATATAGATTTCAAAGAAGCCAATAAGATAGCTAAGAGTATTAGTGGTCATGTGTCTCTCAACAAAGATATGGCTACTTTATCACAAATAATGGATGAAAATAAAACTGTCCGTGAGTTTATCAATGGGTTAGAATCCTCTCAACGTGATAATATAATCAACATTCTTGATACAGTTATTGGTAATGTTCGTAACGTAACTATTGCGGGTGGTGGAACTATTGTTAGTAGTGAGCCTCTCAATGAGATGATGCCGTTGCGTATAAGTAAAGATGAAGGTATTATCACTGAGTGGCAGGTAGAAGAGCTTACCAAGATGAAGTTTCTCAAGATTGATATACTCGGTATATCCACTCTATCAGTAATTAAGACTATTATGGATGACGTAGGTATGACACTGGATGATTTATATAATCTACCTATGGAACGTGAAGAATACTCTGATGAGGATAAACAATACTATGACAAAGCATATGAACTATTACGAGCGGGCGATACACAAGGTATATTCCAGTTTGCAGGAGCAAATATCACAAGATGCTTAGTTAACACCAAACCCACTCAATTAGAAGACTTAGCTGCTGTTAATGCTATATATCGTCCCGGTGTTATTAAGATGGGTGCATTAGATAAGTTTATCAATAGACGTAATGGTAAGGAAGAGTCTAAGAATGACATACATCCATTATTTGATGATATTCTATCACCTACAGAATACATTATGATCTACCAAGAGCAATTCATTCAAATGTTTAACAAGCTTGGTTTGGATTTTGGTAAGGCTGATATCATGCGTCGTATGGCAGAAGCTAATGATAAGGATGCTTGTCGTAAGTATTTGGAAGATAATCTATACAACGATGAGTCACGTATGGTTCTTTCATTGGAAGAAACCCGTAAGGTAGCTGATAAGATTATTGACGGCGCGGGTTATCTCTTCAATAAGAGCCACGCATTGTGTTATTCTCAGTTAGCATACTGGACAGCATACATGAAGGCTCGTTATCCAGATCGTTTTAGTGAGGTTATGTTTAATCATCATGTGTCTGATAAGGATAATCTTGGTATTACATTAACAATGGCTAAGAGGTTATTAGATAATCCAAAGGTTTCATTGGGCGATATAAATAACTTCAGTAAGGATTATACTGTTAAGGATAATAATATTACTATTGGTCTTAAATCTGTAAAAGGTATAGGTGATTCTGTTATAAATAAGATTATTAAATATCGTCCTGCAGGTGGTTGGTTAACCTTTCAAGAGTTTATTCAAGATAATTTATCTCTTAAGCTTATACCTTTTGGAACAAGAGAAGATAAGTTAAGTGGTATACAATTATTAATTCATTTGGGCATGTTTGATAATCTTCCAATTAATGGTAGTGGTGTTTTATATAGTAGAAAAGCATTATGTGATGTTGTTGATTGCCTAACTAAAATAGATTCTGAGAAGAAGAAAAGACAAAAAGATATAATGGAGAAACTTACCGGTGATAAAGATACAAAATTGTATGAATTATTAGGTAAGGTAAACTTAGAAAACTTGGTTTCTTGTTTAGAAATAGATATTGAAGAAGAATATGATGAAGTATATACAATTAACACAGAGGTTGAGTATGTTGGTTTTCGTTTAAATGAAGACGAAGAAAGACAGAATGTCATAGTTGACTGTGTTAAAGATATGGATATAAGTCATATAGCTGATTTTGATGACAATAACCAAGAAGAAAGTAAGCATTTTTGGTCTATAATACGTTCTGTGGAGTCTTTAAAAACTAAGAAGGGTAAACCCTACGCTAATGTTCGTTTGGATGATGGCACGAGTTTTAGGGTGTGGTGGAATAAACTGCAGTATATAAAGGAAAGTCTATTGCCCGGTAAGGTTATAATGATACAGTTAAACTCAGATACTTTTGGTAGAAGTCTCTCTTTTTCAAAGAATAGTTTTATAAGTGAGGAAGATATCATAAAGCTTTATAAAGAAGTTTCTAGATGATATTTATAATGGAAGGAGATATAACATGGCCATAAGAAGAGACAATACAAAAATGACTAGGGAAGATATAATATCCAAACCCGGTGCTTTAGCAGCTAAAATTGTTTTCAATAATCTTTATGATGATGATTTTAACTTATGTTTCATTGGAAATGTTATGGGCAATACATTATATACTGTTCAGTTAAACAACAGAGAAAGAGCTATAGTTGGTTTTACAGATGAATCCTTACTAGAAGCGTATGCTAATAGATTGAGAATAGTGAAGAACCTTAAAACTACATTTGGAGCTAAAATAGTTAGTGTTAAATTAAATATTTGCACACTTAACAGTCTTATAGAAACTAGTCAAGATGTTGGTGATGTTGTAGATTTTGTAAGTGATGATATAGTAAGAACTCTTATAATTAACCCTAATAATAAAGATTTTTTTATACCTATACACATACCTGCAATGTCAAAAATGTTAATAGAACAAGGATTAATAGAAGAAGATGATATTGAAGAAGTAGCTGATAAAGAAAATTTAAAAATTTTAGAATATAACAAAAAGTCAAAAAGGTTTGCTTTTGAGGAAACCGATACTAATTTTTAAAAAATGGTTAGTTATATATAACAAGATTTAGCATCTCCCGAATAAATGTTTTTATGCTAATACAATTCTTTATTATATATAACTAACCATATTATTTTACAAAGGGGTTATTATGAGTGATGAAGAAGTTTTAATAGATATTAAAGATGAATCATTAGTTGCAAGAGTTGAGCATATTAAAGAAGAGTTGATTAAAATATCATATGCTCTTAGATCACAACTTAGTGGCGATATGTCTAATGAACAGTTGTTAGAAAGTGTTTATTTTAAGCAGTGGATAATTTCTAATGAAATTATTAAGAAGTTAAATGAAGGTGGAGATTATAATAGGTTATTGTATTTTTTATATGAGAAATGTGATAAAAATATATTATATTTGATGTCTCATTATGATATTGATTTTGAAACTGATCAAGATGGTAATATAACAAAAATTAATCTTGTAATATTAGAGGAACAAGATGGATGAGCAAGATGATGAATATTATGAAAAAAGAGAAAAAATAATACAAATGTTTTTATCTTTGATGAGCGACATTGCAATAATAAATGATATGTCATATGGGTTCAATTCAAAATCATCAGAGATGATATCAAATAAAGATGTTACAGATTTAACTACACCTAATATGATTTTTGATTTAATGCAATCAATAGAAGGGTTAATATCTAGTAGTCATCTTGTTAATCAAAAATTATTGGCTATAATATCTAATATTGAGATTGATAGTAAAGAGAATAGTGAAGAAGAAATAAAAATAAGAAAAGATGAGGGTGAAATAAAAAAGGTTGAAGACGCTTTAAAAAAACTAAAAGTAGAAATAGTTAATGATAAAAATAAAGATACTGAACAACCTCAAAAAAACCCTTTAATAGATAATGCAATAGAATACTTAAAAAACAAGTTATTAGATGAAAAGGAAGAAGATGATGAGTAATATATTAACACCAGATCAAATACAAACTGCTGATACTGCTGAGCCACATCAAATACTTATGGCTGTTCATAAGAGATTGGTTAATGCAGAAAATCTTATATCTCAATATAAGGCTGTAGTAAATGATTTGGCTATTCAAGTAGAAATGTTTAGAGATAAGAATAAAGAGATTACAGAAGATGTTGCTAAAATATATAAAGAATTAAATGAACTCAAAGAAGAAAAAAATTAATAGGGAAAAAGCAAAAAGATTAAGAGAAAAGCTTTCAAACTCTTATTCTCATAAACCTAAAAGAACAAGAAAACACAAACAAAGAACATTACCAGAACAGTTAACTCAAGATCTGTTAGAAGAACTGAGTATAGAATTTGAGATAGAAAAATCACTGCAGTATAAGTTTTCTTGGAAACATTATGATATATGTTTGATAGATTACCCTATACTTATAGAAGTAGATGGCAACTATTGGCATGGAGAAAAAAAGACGGTTGATAAAAAAATGAGATTGGTGCATTATAAAAATAAACAAAATGATGCAATAAAGAATTGGTTGGCTAAAAAAAATGGTTATAAACTAATTCGAATCTGGGAAAATGAAATAAAAGATGATAGAGAATCTGTCAAACAAAAAATCCTAGATACAATTTCAAACATTATAACCGAGAATAAAATTGGAACAAGAGAAAGTAATAAATGAGGCAATTAACAGTAGTGTTGGTTTGTTTTTTGGAGAGTATGCGTGGGTTACATTATTAGCTTTAATAGCTATACTTTTTAAATCAACAATAGAAAGTTCTGTAGCTGGATTAATGATTTTTCTTGGTAGGGATTATGACGATGATGATGTAGTTTATTTAAATGATAAGCCAGCAAGAATAATAAGAGTTGGTATATGGTCTACGGTTTTTTACATATATGATATAGAAACAAAAAATGGTGAATCATATATAGCAGGTGGAAAAAAATTAGTTGTAAGTAATGTTAAATTAAAAGATATGATGTTAGAGAAGCCATTACAAAATATAGAATTAAAGGAGAATTTTTTTGTCAAAGAAAAAAAAGAGATTGATTAAGGTTTTATCAAATATGGTAGAAAAAGAACAAGATTTATTAAACAGGATAGAGGTTTTAGAAACATACATAAATCATTTAGAGGGTATGATATTTAATGAAGAATTTCAAGAATCAGATTCTTTTCTTAATAAAATGAGTAAAGAAGATATAGAATCAACAAAGATGTGGTCAATAGATGACCTATTAAAAGATATAGAGGATACTAACAATAATGACAGTTGATGTTCTGATAGCTATAATTATAGTGTTGGTTACAGAGTTTGGAATAGTTTTCACTCATGTTTTTCCAGCCGCATATAATCATGATCATTGGGCACATAAGCCATGGATAGATGGTCTTGGCATAGCTAATTGGTATCATGTTGCATCTTTTTTAAGTCATTGGCCCGCGGTATTTTTTATACATATTAATTTTATACCTTTTTTTTTGTGGCCAGTAACATTAATATTATGTGATATTATATGGTCTTTTGTTAAAAGTAAGGGTGGAAAGAATTGGGATCGTTGGTATATACAATTAATTAAACGTATATTAAGATAGTGGGGTGGAGTTGTGATTATAGATTATAAAAAAATAAAAAAAATAAAAAATACAAAATTTAATAATAAGATTCCTAATAATCATAAAAAAATATTGAACTCTTTAGAAAAATCATATTTTTCAAATTTTGTAAAAGAAAATAAAATTCCAACTCCTCCTCCTAATAACTCTGTTAAAACAGTAACGGAATTAAAAAAGATTTCCAAAATAACTTTCAAACAAAATATTGTTAAAAAGTATGATAATATTTATAAAGTTTTTGTTGATTTTTTAGAAAGTAAAGGTTTAGAAGTAAACAAAGCATTAATAAGAGGTTTGTTAAAGGAAAGTTATAGAGTTGTTTTATTTTATAAGTATAAGTTCAACAGACCTAGACCTAAACAATTAGCAGAACTATATGATATAGATTTAGTCAAACTGTCAGAATTAGATAGTATGAATACGCCAGCTTATCCATCTGGGCATAGCACACAAGGTTTTTTTATAGCTAAGGTATTATCTGACGCTCATCCTGATCATAAAAACGATCTGATGAATATAGCTAAGAAAATATCTTATAGTAGACAGATTGCCCGCGCACATTATCCATCAGACTCAAAAGCTGGCGAAAAATTAGGATTGCAATTATATAAGGAGTATATAAAGAATCAAAATGTTGATTGAAACAAATAGTTATTATTATGCACAATATGCAATGGCATATTATAATGCTACAAAAGGCACTGACAATATGTCATACAAGAAAAAACAATTAGTAGAAAAACCTTCCAAAATAGCTGCAATATTTAGAAACAAATCTAGCAAAAATAATATTGACTTATTGGTGTAAATTCACTATATTATATATATGAAAATTTTAAGAGACATAAAACACATATATCAAAAAATACGTTATGGTTATTCTGGTAGGGATTTGTGGTCACTGGATCACACCATAACGGATTTTGTATTGCCCCGACTTATTTCTTTTCGTAATGGTGGTGGAAACTCATATTTGGATGGGCCTAGTGGTTCACCTTTATTAGAAGGATATACAGAAGAGCAACATGATGAAATGTATGAAGAGTGGTTGAGAATATTGGATAAAATGATATTGGCATTTGAGTATCATAAGTTAGATATGAATGATGTTGATTCTGGTATTGATACAGATCGGTTGTTTGTTGATGAGCCGGGTGGTAAAGTGCACTTTCAACATGATTACGAAGAAAAGTGGGAAGAATACAAGTTAGAGGCTGAAAGGCGTGATAAGGTTATAGAAGAAGGATTTGCATTGTTCGCGAAGTATTATAGAAACTTGTGGGACTAAAAGAAACGAGGTTATGTGATAAGTTATATTGGTGGTAAGAATAGAATGGCAGAATGGATTAGTAGTTACATTCCAGAGTGTGAAACGTATGTAGAGGTATTTGGTGGTGCATTTTGGGTGTATGTAAACTCTGACATCCATGAAAGAGCACAGAATGTTATTTACAACGATTTCAATCCTTACATGGTAAATCTATTTCGTTGTGCGTCAGAACCAAAGAAGTTTATGAAGTTTATTGAGAGTAAGAATCCACCAGTTCAAACTAAAGGGCAACCAGAACTAAGTAGAGAATGTAATGATTTCTTTTATCAGTGTAAGAAAGAAATGTTTGGTAGGAATGCGTTGAAGAAATTTTTATCAGACAAGGTTCGTCGCCATCAAATAGCTACACACATTCATTATTTAGAGGGTGGCACTTCTACTCTTGAAAAGATTGAGAAAGATATTCTTTCTGAGATAAACTATTGTATAAAACAGTTGCGTGAAAGAACTAGTAATAGTCAATCAGTAGCAAGAGACAAGATTAGGGAAAAGATACAAGCAGGTAAGAAAGACCAATCCATAGCTATGAAGTATGCTTACATACTTGCATCATCATTTAGTGGTGTAGATCCTGTTGACGCAGAGTTTCAAGATTACAAGGGTATGTATGGTTCTAAATTTACTGCATTTACAAACAGATTAACTAGTGATAAGTTTATTCCCAAGTTGAAGAAGATACATACTTGTGAGAATATGTCATTTGAGGAGGTAATAGCAAAGTATGATTCACCCACAACATATTTCTACGTTGACCCTCCTTATTGGAATACTGAGTCTTACTATAGTTTACATGAGTTTGGAAGAGAACAGCATTACCAGTTGAGAGATTCTCTTCATGGCATATCTGGTAAGTTTTCATTATCATATTATGATTTTGATGAGTTGAGTGAGATGTATCCAAAGAATGATTTTGTTTGGGAAAGAAAAGAGTTTGCGAAACCTGCAGGAGCAAAAGAAGGTGTTGATCAAGGTGTAGGTGAAGAACTTCTTATTATGAATTATAATAATGTATGATATTTATATTAAGAATAACTCTTAACCCTTATTTTATGGAGAAGATCAATGTCTTGTTCATGTAGTGTCAAAAAACAGTGTAAATGTTCCCATAAGAGTCAATGTTGTGATGATTGTTCTTGTGGCAAAAAGATAACTAAAGAACAAGTTGTCATAGATTGCGAAAAAGAAGAAAACGAGAACATAGTAAGAGGTTTAGATTAATCTTTGTTGGCGGTGTTAACACCGCCAACATCAAAAAATGGAGTTTTTATGTTAGAGTATACGATTATAACAATTCTTTTATTTGTTTGTTGTTTTTTATATTTCTTGTTAAATAGATCTATAAACACTATTCAAAGAAATGAAAATATTATTAACAACATATATGAAGAATTAAATACGATGGCTGAAGCCATAGAGATAGTTTTAGGTCACGGTATTTATAGTAACGATCCTGTTATTACAAATTTTATAGATAGGTTAAAGGTTATTGGAGAATATATAGGGCAAATAAACAGTGATTATGATTTTAATGATTTAGGTGAAAGAAATGAATAAAAGCAGTATTGATAAATTAAAGAATATAGAAATATTTGAAGGTAAATCTGTTGATGAAATATTTAAAGTTATATTTGAGTATTCTTTAGAAGAGAGAAACGCCGCTTTAGATACTTTTAATGAGTTTAAAAAACACATTAAGGATGGAGATGATTTGTTCATGTCTGGTGATAAACCACAAGGGTATTTGGATTCGGCTCATAAGGCTACTGAAAATCTGATAAAACTAATATCAGCAGCTCAAAAATTAGTTGTTGTAGAGGAAGAAAACGAAAACAATATTAACGCAACTGATATATTAGATATACTTGATAAGCAAGGAATAGCTCCAGATAGATTTATTGACAGAAAAGAAGAAGAAGAAGAGACAAAGGTAAAAAATAAAAAAGATGAATCAGCCATGAAGGAAATAACATTTCCAACTTTAAAGAAAAAGGTTGATTGATATGTTTAGGCTTGGATGTCAGCACAAGAATAGTTGGTTATTCTATACTAAGTGAAGATAAGGTGTTGATTAGAGCAGGTTTTATTGATTTGAGTAAGATAGAAGATTTATCAGACAAGACTACTTACTTGAAAGATAAGTTGTTAGAAATAAAAGAAGAATATGAAATAGACAATATAGGTATAGAAGATTGTCTTACAAAGTTTGCAGGTGGTAGAAGTAGTATAAAGACTATAGGTAAACTTATAGCCTTTAACTATCTTACTAGATACATATGTCATGTTGTGTTTGATATAAAACCTGTGGTATTGAATGTTATACGAGCAAGAACACTGGCTGATTGTAAGGTTCCAAGGGGTGAGAACTCAAAGGAATATATAGTTTCAAGAGTTATGGAGTTATACGAGAACATAGATTGGCCTCGTATGAAGAAAGATAAAACAAGGTTTTCTAAAGAGTGTGAGGATATAGCAGATTCAGTTGTTATATCAAGAGCGCTAGTAAAGGAGATTACTTCTATTGAATAACACATTAGAGGTTTTAAAAGGTTGTTTGGGTGAACATACCAAAATAGATGCAAAGGGTAATGTTCAGTTTTATTGTATAAGTTGTAAACATAAGAATAAGAAATTAGCTGTTAATATAAACACATTAAGGTTTCAGTGTTGGGTGTGTGGTGAAAGAGGTAACATAGCTAGTTATCTTTATAAGATGGGTTTTAAAACAGAGGCCAATAAAATAAGCCCATATAAAGAAGAATTAAATATTGATGATTTGTTTGGTGAGAATAAAAAGACAGAAGTAAAAAAAGAACTAATATTTCCAGAATCATATTATGGAATTTATGCAAACAAAAATAAGAAGTTTTTTAAAAAATCTATAAACTATCTTTTATCAAGAGGATTAAGTGAAGATGATTTTATAAAGTATAATATACACTACTCTATAAAAGAAGAAAGAATATTGTTTCCCTCCTATGATCTTGACGATAATTTAAATTATTATGTGACAAGAAGTTTATCTCCAAATGCATTTATGAAATACAAAAATGCAGATGTTAGAAATCAAGATATAATTTTTAATGAAAGATTTATAAATTGGAAAGAAAAACTTTATATAGTTGAAGGTATTTTTGACTCTATAACTTGTAGAGAAAACTCAGTTCCATTATTGGGTTCTAGTCTTTCAAGATCTAGTGCGTTGTATAAAAAAATTGTAAAACACCAAACCCCGATTATTCTTGCATTAGATCCAGATGCAAAGAAAAAAATGTTTAAATGTGCAGAGAATATTATTACATTTAACAATAATATTTTTTATGTTGATTGGGGTGAAGAAAAAAGAGATATATCTGAGATGGGCAGTAATATATTTTCCTCCTATACAGAAAAAAATATCAAAAAATATACATTAAGTGATGAAGTTCTTTCAAGGTTATTATAATATATGATAAAAAAAATAATGCATTTATCCGATATTCATATCCGTCTTCAACAAAGACATAAAGAATATCGTCATGTTTTTAGAAACTTTTATAAGCATGTAGTAAAACAAAGACCAGATATTATTGTTATAAGTGGTGACATATTTCACCAAAAGGTTCACCTCTCACCAGAGGCTATAAAAGTAGCTGGTGAGTTTTTCACTAAATTATCAACGCTAGCTCCTGTTCATATGATTATAGGTAATCACGACACTATTGTTTCTCAAAAGGGAAGAATAGATTCTGTTACTGCAGTTCTTAATCTAGCTAATCTTGATAACATATATCTTTATACAAAGAGTGGTTTGTATGAAGTTGACAATATTGTATTTGGTGTTTTTGATATCAACGATGATAAGAAGTGGCCCTACAACCCAGATAAAGAAGATGGAAAGTCATATGTAGCATTATTTCATGGGCCAATAAACAACTCAGTAAATGAGGTCAAGTTCTCAATGGAGAGTAAGTATAAGCTTGATATGTTTGATGGTTATGATGTTGCAATGTTAGGAGATATTCACACTCGTCAAGTATTGCAAGAAAGAAGTGAAGGTAAGCCACAAGTAGAGTATTCTGGTAGTTTCATACAACAGAACTTTGCAGAAGATAAATCAAAAGGTTATTTGATGTGGGATATGGAAACACTCACATCAGAATATTTTGAAGTAGAAAGTGATTATGGTTATAGAACTATATCATTATCAAAAACAGATGTAGATAATATTGATATTATTAGTTTTGATTTACCTAAGTATCCTTATATTAGAGTTTTACTAGATCATGATTCTTATGATATAACCAAATCTAAATATATAGAGTCACACATCATATCTAAATATAAGCCTTCTTATTTGACAATAGAAATAAATCATACAAAAGAAATAAATAAAGCAAACATATCTGATGTTCATATTGAAAATGTTGTAGATTTAAATGTTCAAAAGAAAATATTAAAAGAGTATTTAAAGAGTTTTCCCAATATGGAATCTGACGCTATTGAAGAAGTTATGCAAGTGCATGAATCCATGTATAATAACTTTACAACAAATGAGTTTGATCATTATAAGGGTTTAAATTGGGATATAAAGAGAATGAAGTTCTCTAATGTTTTCTCTTATGGTGAAGACAATGTTATTAATTTTGACAAACTAAGAGGTCTAACAGGTATATTTTCAGCTAATGCATCTGGTAAGAGTAGTTTGTTGTATACTATACTTACGGCGTTTTTCAATATGTCTACGAGAGCGAGTAGAGGTAATATAGTAGATGTCATAAATAAGAACAAAGATATTGCAACTATTGATGTTGAGTTTTTTATTGATAATAAAGAGTATCTTATTCGTAGAGAGATAAAGAGAACAAAGAAAGATCCAAACAGAGCAAAGAACACAATAGAGTTTTATGAAGTTGTTGGTGGTGAGTTGAACAATATAATGGGAACAGCTAACACTAATGCTACAGAAAAACAGATAAGAGGTATGTTAGGTTCATTTGAAGAACATGCAATGACAACATTTTCTCAGCAGTTTGATGCAACTAGCTTTATTGACTATAACCAATCCAGTAGAAAAGAGTTATTATCTAAGTTCTTGGGGTTAGACATTATAGAAAACTTATATCAATCGGTTAAGGAAGAAACATCTGCGTTAAGGAGAACTCTTACTGAATATAAGAAATATGATTATAAGATTATAGAAAGAGAGTATGAGGAGAAAGAAGATAGGTTACAGAGTGAACTTATTGAGCTTGGAGAAAAGAAAGAAGAGTTATATTATAATCTCAAGGAAAAGAATGAAAAAATAAATAAGTTGCACACTCAGTTGAAAAATACAGAAGGTATAGATTTAGATGTAGAAGAGTTGAATGATGAGTTAGAATACTGTGACAGTGAAATAGAAAACATAAACAATGATATAAAAACTCATCACAATACTATAGAAGATACAACATCTAAGTTAGAAGATTTAGAAGAAGAAAAGAAAACATTGCAGCCTCTTGAAGTTATTGAGAAAAAACGAGATGAATATAACTCTCTGTTATCAAAAGGTATGAAGTTAGAAAACGATATTACAAACTTACAGAAGGAAATAAATACTAGTAAGCGTTCTGTAGAGATTCTCAATATGCATGATTGGTTTGAGAAGGAGAGTGTATGTTCAAAGTGTTCTTTTTTACAGGATGCATTTAGTGCCAAAGAAAATCTCATCCAGTTAGAAGATCAAGCTAAGGTTATAAGAAAACCATTGAGTGAAATAACTAATAAGTTAGAGGATTATGATGGTGAGAATCTTGATGATTTATTAGAAAGGCATCAAAAGATAAGTTTTTCTATACAAAGTTCTGAACAGTATTTACAAAATGTAGAGAATCAACTTAGCACATATGAGGATAGATTATCTTTGTTAGAAGAAAAGAAGACAGTAATAAAAGATAATATAAATAGATATAATATCAACGAACATAATATCAAAATAAATAAGGATATACAAGAAAAAATAGATTTTCTTCGTAAAGAAGTAAATGAAACAGAGGAATATATAAAGAATAATATTGATAATGAGATAAATAGTAAGAATATAGAGTATGGTCAAACACATCAGCAGTTGATGGAACTATCTGAAACTATAGAGAAAGTAGAAAAGATAGAGAATAAATATAATACATATAACATACTTAAAAACGCTTTGTCTAATAATGGAATTCCTTTGTTGATTATGAGTAAGGTTATTCCTATAATAAATGAAGAGATTAGAAAGATATTAGCTAAGATATCTAATTTTGATGTTATGATAGAAGTTGATTCTATAGAACAAGACTTACACATATTTATTGAAGATAATATTTCTAAGAGAAAAGTCGAGTTAGGTAGTGGTATGGAAAAGACAGTAGCTGCTTTAGCTATTAGAGCGGCTTTAGCTAATATATCATTATTACCAATATGTAATCTATTTATTGTTGATGAGGGTTTTGGAACATTAGACGCAGAGAACTTAATAGAAATAAATGAATTACTTCAATATTTGAAGACAAGATTTAATAATGTTATGATAATAAGTCATATTGATGTAATGAAAGACGTTACAGATAATATAATATCAATAGAAAAAGATGAGTATGGATACTCTAGCATAAGGATAGAATAATGGATATATCTACTATAGGTAATATAATAACTGGTGGAGTTTTTAAAGATGTAGGTCTTAAAGTTTTAGACACAATTATTGGAAGATTTCCAGAAAAGATGAGTGATGAGGATCGTCATCAGGCTGAAATTGAAGTTATGAAAATAGTGAATGAAAAAGAAATTGAAGCCTTAAAACAATGGAATGAGCAAGAAAGAAACTTTCAAAAATTTATCACAGATATGGAAGGAACATCAGCTGATTTAAAACAAATGCCAATAATTGGCAGAGCTATACTTTTTCTTAGAGGTGCTTTTAGACCACTTATGGCTTTTGGCATAGCTTATACAGATTTACAAGTTTTTTCTGGTGGGTGGAATTTGCAAGAAGTTGGAGGAGCACAAGCAGATCAGGTTTGGAGTTTGTTGTATGTTATAAATTTTTTGGTTATAGGTTTTTACTTTGGTGAACGAGCTTTAAGAAATTTGCAACCATTAATAGAAAAAATGATGGATAGAGTTATTGGTGGAGAAAAAAAATGAGCATAATTGATAATTTTTTTAAGATATCTAAAAAAATTAAAATAATAGCTTCTAATGAAATGAGACTTGAAGTTGTAAGATATTCATCAACAGATGAATCAACAATAGGTGCTTTATTTGATGTAACAAAAGAAAGAAAGTTTTTGTGTTATACATTAGAAGACGCACCACAAATAGAAAAAATACCCGGCAGAACAAGAATACCAGCTGGAACTTATGATATGAGATTAAGATCAGAAGGTGGTTTTCATAGAAAATATACTTTAAGGTTTGGTAAGAGTTTTCACAAGGGTATGTTACATATACAAGATGTTCCTAATTTTAAGTGGATATTAGTTCATTGTGGTAATACACAAGAAGATACATCTGGTTGTTTGTTATTAGGTGATGTATCTTATAATAACACAATTAAGAATGGATTAATAAGTCAATCAGAATCTGCTTATCATAGAATATATCCTATTTTAGCTGATCATCTGATAAAAGATGGTATAATTACCATAACATATGTAGATTATGATAATAATTAACATATTTATTAATATAGTATTTTATTAATTATAGGAGTTTTAAAATGAATTTACAATCTTTTGATCAAATAAAACTACAAAGCCTTGATGTAGTTGGTTTATCTGCCACTGGTGATGATGGTTTTGGTGTTGTTAATACGCAAAGAACATTGCCTATAGAGGTGGCTGGTCGCCCTTTTTCTGTTATTTTTAAATCAAATGATGAAGCTGGAGCGCCAACATCATATCCCGCAACTATTAATTACACAATACAGGTAAACAATAGCAGATATCTTGATCCAACAATTCAAAGAGCTTTTCACCCATCTCAGTTAGGAATACAAAGTGTTTATGAAAAAGCTTATAATAATGGTTTGTTAGATATTGAACCATCAAATCTAGATTCAACCTTTAACGCTAATTGGGTTGATTTAATTGGTGGGTTAGATCCAACAACCGCTTTCTTTTATTCTAGTGGAATGGCTGGTGATTATGGTTTTAGATATATAAGAGTTGTTAGTAATGTTCCTATGACATCAAATGAAAAGATTTTTGTTTATTATGGTGGTTTGGATCATATGGGTAAGTAAAAAAATAAGAAAGCAGGTTTAATTGAGTGAATTAGAGTCAAATCCTTTAGGTTTACCTACCAAAACTACAAAAAAGTGGAAGGTAGATGAAAATACTAAGGTAAAAGAAGAAAGAAGAGTGTTGTTCCCTAACTTTTGCCCACATATCAGAAACGATACCAATAAGAAGTGTGGAAACTTCATGCGAAATTGGGATCAAGTGTTTTATGATGACTATGATATGTGTGAAGAGTGTTATTTAAGAGAAAAACCTAAAAAAACAGTTGAAAAATGAGAATATTTTTATTATATTTATAAAATAATGTTGGATTCCCCAAAGAACCAATAAAAAACAAGCCACTCATAAGAGGGCATTAAAATTTATCCAAATAAGGAGAATTATTATGAATAAAGTAATTGTAAGTGATCCATTTGCAGGTTCAAACGTTTTTAACAATGTGGAAGCATTATTTGATTCTATGTTGAGAGATACTTTTAACACGGTGAATAGATCACCTATTGGCACTACCTTAAAAAAGGTTTCGTATCCAAAGGTAGATATTAGAGACACACATGACGCTGTTTATATTGACGCTACGGTCCCCGGATTGAAGAGTGAAGATATAAACATTGATTTTGATGATGGTTTTCTCAAAGTGTCTGCAGATAAGCAGGGTGATGTAGATGGCGAGTTTGTTCATAGAGAAATCCATCGCTCTTCATTCTCAAGATGGTTTCCTGTTGATGTAAAGGTTTTTGATGTAGAACAGATTAGTGCAAACATTGAAGATGGTATTCTAACAATTGTTGTTCCTAAGAAAGAGGAAGCAAAGAAGCCATTACCAAGAAAAATTGAAGTAAAATAAAAATTTAATATTGGATTGGGGAATCCAACTATATCGGAGAAAATTAAGATGATGATGGTAAATCCAGAGGTATACACAAACTCACCTAATAGAGTAGAAGAAGATCAATCAGTTCAAAGCGCAATAGAGGTGATAGCTAATTATGTAGAAAAAGTTCCAGAAACAAACGCGAAATTTGCTGATGACTTACTTATGTTAAGCACTACAGTTGTTAGTAAGATTTCTGACGCTAATCAAGCGCAGATAGATTTTGAACAACAAATGGCTGAATTATCAAAATTAATTGTAAAAGATCTAAAAGATAACGGTTATTCAAGTGCAAGACTTACAATGATTAATGTTGATGTTAACCCCGGCATGTATAGATATGCTGGAAGTGGCACACAAAACAGACAAGCTATGTATACTGCAGTAGCTACGTTTCAAATTTTTGTTTAAAGAAAAGAGGACTAATGGTAGATGATTTAAATCTTCAATTTAGAGATGGTGAAGAAAGAGAAAAGATTAAGAAGTTATTTATGACTCCACCTTCTATTAATGAAGAGAGACCAACAATTGTTTTTTCAACCCCTTCTGAAACAGGGACTAGTTATTTTAGGTTATTTGAACCTATGAGAGCAATGTATAAAAAGTTTTCTGATGAAGCTAATTTTGTTTATACAGAAAAATTACAACCAGAGCATGTAGATATGGCAGATTGTATTTTAATGCATCGTTGTGGTGAACTTCATTCTAAATATTTAAATGTTGCAAGAATGTGGCCCAAGACAGAGGTCCGGCCATTAGTTATACATGATGTAGACGATAATGAGTTCAATCTTCCAGCAACTCATCCGATGAAGGAGTTATGGGAACAGGCTGGTAAGGATAAGATGAGTGTTCATTCTTTAAAGTATAGTGATTACATAACAACTACTACACCCAAATTAAAAGAAACTTTTAATAATTTTAATCAAAATGTTAGTGTTTTTCCAAATAAATTTGATTGGAATTTACATCAATGGAATTTAGATAAAGAGCAAGTAAGAAGAGAAATGTTGGAAGAATGGTTTCCAACTGATGATAAAATTATTATTGGTTGGGCTGGATTAACATCTCATTATGCGGATATTGAAAAGATGGCTCCAATACTTAAAGTTATTCACGATAGATATCCTAATACTCACTTTATCATTGCCGGTTTAGCTTTAAAGGATTCAAATGTAAAGGTTGAGATGGTTAATGGTAAGAAAACCTTTAAAGAGGTTGATGTAGAAGATGAATCAAAAACATATAGTGGTAGAGTAAAAGCTCTTTTTAATAGATTTGATCAGAAAAGAGTTAAGTTTTTTAAGGCTCTTCCATTAGAAGAATATGGTAAGTTTTATAGTTTGTTTGATATTAGTATGGCTTATATTGAGCATAATACTTTTAACTCTTGTAAGTCAGAAATTAAAGTTGTTGAATCTTTAAGGTATGGTTGCCCAACTATATATTCAAATTTTGGTGGGTATAGAGATTTTTCACAATCTTTGCCAAGTAGTCTTGATAATAAGGGATTTTATCTAAAGGATAACAGTAGGCAGAAGTGGGTAAATGCTCTTGCAAATTGTATTGATAACTTGGATGAATCAAAAAAACATGCTCTTGCTTTAAGAGATTATGTAAGTGATATTTATAATATTGACAACTCTATTGAAGATCATTTTTATTTCATAAGAGAAAAGATAGAAGAACATAGAGAAAAACAAGTTAATAACGCAGCAAGGTATATGGAAATATAGTATGGAAGAAAAACAAAACATATTAGGTGATGAATATGAGGTTTTAAGTTCTGGTAAGGTTATAAAGGGAGATTACTGGTATATACTTGATGGTAAGAAAACACTTATCTTAAATCTCCCCAATACCATTAACGAAAATGACATAGAAGAAATACTCTCAGATTATAAGAAACTTCAGTGGGGTAAATTTTATAATCCTTTTAAAAAGAGAACATATGTTGTTGTTAGGGAATATAATATAAATAAGTTAGAATCTAGTTTGTTTAATATTACGGAGACTTAGTTTTGGATAACAAAGATTTAGAATTAAAAAAAATAGCTGAGGACATATATGTTGATTGTCTTAATGAGTTATTATACGAACAAGTTGGCGATGCAAAGATTTTATTTGGGCCACTAGTAAGAAAATTAAGAAGAGTCAATGGGTCTTTAAAGGTTGTTCGTAAAAGAAAGAAGAAACTTCCTTTGTCATTAAGAAATATAACTAAAGCAGCTGCTCGCAGAAGAGCAAGAAGGTCAGCTATAAATAGAAAAGCCAAACAAAAGCTAATCAGTAAGAAAGCTCAAAGAACTACCAAAAAAGGTAGAAGAATGGGTCTTTATAAAAACAAGTAGGTGATTTTATGACATATTCAACAGATACATTAATATGTGGCGTTTGTAAAGGTAAAAAGATTATAGTAAATGAATCTACTAAGAAGAATGAACTTTGTCCGAAATGTCAAGGACAAGGTAATCTAAATGAATCTTTAGGTCAGAAAAGTAAGACACTACTAAGAGGATAAGGGCCAGAAATGGCATCGACTGGTGTTGGATTTATTAGACGCATGGCGGAGAAGATGCTTGGCTCCGTTATCAAAGTATCAAAACAATAACTGACGAAACTCAGGAATATCGTTTAGCCGCTTAGAGCTAAACCACTCAGTAACAAAATTTATTCTTTTGATAGTTACATAAGAGTGTCATTATAAAAGAAGCATTGTCGATTATGTGAGTAGTAACTAACCATGTATATCGGGTAATAATGAAGATAGACAGGACATGGGTTCGACTCCCATCTGGTCCACCAATATTTAAATATGGAGATTTATAATCATGGCAAAAGCTAAGGCCAAAACAAAGGCAAAAGTAAAAACAGTAGCAAAGAAAACGTTAACAAAGAAAATTGAAGAGACAAAGGTTGATGAAGAAAATAAAACAGAAGTAGCTTCAGCATATGAAGCACCCACCCCTCAACCTCCTCCTCCTGTAGAGGTTAAAAAAACAAATCAAACAAAAACTTTCAAACATGCTGGTGTTGATATAGCCAGAAAAATGGCTGATGATTTTATTGCTGAAAGTGGTGTGGAGGTTGTTAGTAAGACTTCTTCTGTTAATAGAGAAGTTGGCAGATACGAGGTTGTTGTTACCTATTTAGCTTAATTTATTAAAATATAGTTTAAAAACCCATGTTTTTACATGGGTTTTTTTATATTTATTATGTAATTTATTTTTGGAGTGTGTTTTATGACATTATCAGAACTATTAAGAGATTTAATGTCTCAACTTGAAGAAAGAAAATGGGGTAAGGCTCAAGGTAGGGATTACTCTAAGGAGAAAGATTATAATAACTCTCCAGAAAGAATAAAATATCGTTCTGAACTAAATAAGTATAATCGCAAGAAGGGAACTTATGGTAATGGTGATGGTAAGGATGCATCCCATAAGAATGGTAAGATAGCTGGTTTTGAGAAATCTAGTAAGAATAAAGGTCGTAAAGAGAAAAGTAGATTAAAGGGATATAATAAAAGAAAATGAAACTATATCGCATAATAGAAGAAACTAAACATTCATCAAGGAGCAATGCTTCTGTTCAAGCTCAAAAGGCTGGTTTGACAAATATTGGATTTGGTCGATGGGTAGATAAAGATAATAATTTAGTAGCATTTTCATCAGCTGATGGTAACACACTTATACCTAAAGATCAGTCTTATAACAATAAGAGTGCTAGTAAATCTCAACAGCAACCAAATTTTGATAAGGAAGATGGTTGGGGTATGGTTGATCATAAATCTTCAAAAGTTAGAAAGGTTAGAGATTATACCGATAAAGAGTATGAAGAAGAAACTGGTGAATACTTTGAGAATGATTTTACTAAAAATTTAGCTCCTAATGCTTTCAAAGATAAGGATGATATGATTGAAAAGATGCGAGAAGCAAAACCTCAATTTTTATCATCAAAAGAATTAGAGAGTATTAATAATTGTGATGCTGGAGAGATACTAAGCTCTACTGATGGATTGGTAGGTGATGAAGCTAAAAAAGCTATGATGAGTTTAGGTAAGGAAAAAGCTGAAGATTATGGTAAGGATTGGGATAGAATAGGTGATGCAATAGAGAAGAATGATCCTGTTCCTTCTCCGATGGTTTTAAGAGATAAGAATGGAGATATGTCTCTATTAGCTGGTAATACGAGATTGATGTCATATACAGCACACGGTAAGAATATGCCGGTGAAAATTATTGATTACGAAGGTTATTTTAATTGGCCACAAGAAAAGAATGAAGGAAATAACATGAAACTAACAGATTTATTAAAAAAAGAAGCTAAGGGTGATAAAGACGAATACCAACAAAAGTTTAGAGATATGATGTCTAAACACGGTATTGATTCTATAGATGACTTAGAGGATGATGAAAAAGATGATTTCTTTAATGATGTTGATGATGCACACGTTAGCGATGAAGAAGAGTTAAAAAAAGAAGGTTATAAACCAAGAATAACTCGCAAAGAAATGGCTGAGGTGAAACTTTTTACAGAAAAGAATACACCTACAGATAAAAAGAAGTGGGCGGCTTCTGTAGCTGCAGCTAAGAGAAAGTTCAAAGTGTATCCTTCAGCATATGCAAACGCATGGGCAGCAAAACATTATAAGAAGAATGGCGGATCTTGGAGATCTAAGGGATGAAACTAAGAGAAGTGTTGGATACACTTTATTTAAGTGAAAAAGTTTATAAGAATTCCGGACTAGGTAAATGGTTTGGAGAAAAATGGGTCGATGTTAGTCGTAAGAACAAAGACGGTAGTCACCCGTCTTGTGGAGCATCTGCCGGTAAGAAGTCTCGTAAGGGTGGTCAAAGAGCTTATCCTAAGTGCCGTAAGAAGTCTGTTGCTGCAAGTATGTCTAAGAAAGATAAGAAGAATGCTGTAGCAAGAAAAAGAAAACATTACGGTAGTAAGGGTAGACCTAAGAAAAAAGCTATAATGCAAAAGTAGAATTATTATGTGTATACTTAGATGGATAAAGAAAATATTTAATAGAATAAAAAAGGTGGATGAGTTAGATACATCTTGGAGAGATTAGTATGAAGTTAAAAAACTTACTTGAAGGTGATGATGAAGGATCTATGGCAAGAAGTGAGTTAAAAAGAACTGCCAAGATAGCATCAATGTTGTTAGATAAAATAGAAGATGGTGATGAGTTACCAGCATGGACACAATCTAAGATTACAAAAGCACTGGATTATGTGCAATCAGTTTTCAATTATATGGATGGAGATAAGAAATAATGAAATTATCTACAATAATAAAAAAAGAAAAAGTTATTACTGAAGCTATAAAGTTTCATAAAAAAGATTCTATTCCTCTTTCAGAAAGTGTTTTTAGAAATGGAAGTGAGAATTATTTCTCCTTATATAGAGAAGCTAGAAAACAATATAATGATGGCAAATTAGAAGGTCTTACTGCAGAAGATATGGAAATATTGGAAACAGATATTGGTGAGTTTGCAGAATTTGAAGGCAATAAAGTTCCTCTTGATTGCCCAATAATGGTTGATGTATCTGAAGAAATTGACGAAGCAGAATACCAAGGCAAGAAGGTTCAGTTAGGTAAACCTAAAAGAGGTGGTAGTAAAAAGTTTTATGTTTATGTAAAGAACCCTAAAACTGGAAATGTAAAGAAAGTAAGTTTTGGTGCTAAGAGTGGTGGGGGATCTCTATCTGTAAAACTTAAAGATCCAAAAGCTAAGAAGGCTTTTGCTTCAAGACATAATTGCGAACAAGCTAAAGATAAGACAAAAGCTTCATATTGGGCATGTAGACTTCCTAGATATGCAAAGTCATTAGGTCTATCTGGTGGAGGTAAGTGGTGGTAGATAAACCATATATAGAACAAAGAAAGTTAAAATATATTAAAAGAGAATTTTCAGCTGATGTTGATTCGGATGAGTTAGTATGGCACAGAGATAGAAAAGACAGAACAGTTTTAGTAAAACAATCTGACGATTGGTATATACAGATGGATAATAAAATGCCAGAAAAACTAACAGAAAATTCTGAATTTTATATTCCAAAAAATTTTTATCATAGGTTAATTATAGGCAGTAATGCACAAAAAAATCTTATTATTTATATAATGGAGTCTTAATATGTCAAACCATATGCATAAGATAGGAGAAAAATATTCAACAGATAAGATTTCTTTACATAAATATCATTTAATATATGATTTCTTTTTTCAAAGCTTATATAATCAATCTGGTTCTTTACTTGAGATAGGTATTCAAAAAGGTGAATCATTAAGAATGTGGCATGAGCTTTTTAAAAATATGAATATATATGGTGTTGATATGGATAATTACTCAATAAGCGATATTCAAAAACAAGGTGATAATCTAGATAGACTAACATTATTAAGTAATATAAAGCAAGGTGAAAATATTGATCACCTTGATAAAGTGGATATTCCAGAGTTACGTATAGTTATTGACGACGCATCTCATTACCCACCACATCAAATAGAAACCTTTAATAAGTTATTTCCTAGATTAGAAAATGGTGGTTTATATATAATAGAAGATATTGAAACTTCTTACTGGACTGCTGGTAGAAAACTTTATGGCAATTCAATGAATTATGGTGTTGGGTCAAACGGATCAACTGTTGAAATTTTTAAAGGTGTTGTTGAGGGTATTAATAATAAAAATAGTAAAATTTATAGAGAACAGTTTATACCTCAAGTAATACAGGAATATATTATGAGTGTTGTTTTTGCTCTAAATTGTATAATAGTAATAAAAAAATAAGGAAGATAAAATGAAATTAGGCGATTTGATTAATGAGGTTGATGAAAAAATTATTAAGAAGAGCACCATAATGATGTTAAAAAATCTTCTTGATAAACAGGATGAATCATCTTGCGGTTCAGACAAAGAAGAAGTTAATAGTAGTGATGTAGAAGAAGATTCTCCCCCCGGTGATAATTATAAACGTATGGTAAAACATTTAAAAGATAGGTTTGGTAAAGATTCAGAAATACCTTATCAAATTGCTTGGTCAAAATATAACAAAAGAAATAAAAAATAATATACAAAAAAATGTTTTTTTATTATATTTATTATGACTTTTAATAAGAGAGTAAAAATGAACAATAATTTAAAAGAATTTAAAGAAGTTATTAAGGAAGAAATACTAGAACTTCTAAAAGAAGAAACCTCAAACGTAGAAGATATAGTGTTTTCTATTTTAGATGCTCAATCAAGTGGAAACACAAAAAAAGCAGAGAAATATTTTGGTATTCTTTTTCCAAGATTAGCAAGCCTTGGCTTTGATAGAAATACTCTTTTAAAAATGAAGTCTCAATTAACCTTAATCAACAACGAAAAAGAAGCAACAAAGTTTATTACCAGATGGAAGTTATCAGATCAAGATATAAATAAAAATAATGTTTATACATATAAGATGATTGTTTCTGTTCCTTTTGCAACAAATAAAAATGAAGAAGAATTAGTTAAGAAATTAAAATATGATTTAGTATCTAACGGTCATAAAATATTGGGATATAAAAAAATGCCCGTATCAAAGATAGCATCAGCAGGAGCGGCAGGTGAGGTTATAGATCTCAAGATTTTGGTTAAGATTAAAACAATGGCTAAGCCTAACGAAATAGAATCAGAACTACAACCAGACTATGGTGTAGATAAAATAAAAGGATTTGATGTTGAACAATCGGTCAAAACTAAAGAGATCAAGTCGAGTGATAGATTTGATAAGAGAAGCTCCAAACTTAATGGTAAAGAGGACAAACAAGACGATAATAGAATCAATCCAACAAAAGGTTTTAGTAAGGATCATTTATCGAAAGCTAGAAACAAATAGAGTTATAACTCGTATAATAGAACCTTATGAGTTAAAAGAAGAAGATGGTAAGGTTTATTTATATGCATATGATACTACTGGTAGAACAAGAAGTATAAAGTCCTTTTTATTAGAAAACATATTATCTGCAAATAAACAAAGAAGAGAATTTACCCCTAGGATATTTTAATGGATAAACAACAAACAGCTGAATACATAGAGTGCAGAAAGAATCCTTCTTACTTTATGAAAAAATACGGCAGAATTAGGCATCCATTAAGGGGAATTATATCTTTTGAGTTATGGGATTTCCAAGAACACACACTTCAGCATTTTTTAGACAATTCATATAACATAGTTCTCAAGGGTAGGCAGTTGGGTATATCCACATTAGTAGCTGGATATGCTGCTTGGTTGTCAAACTTTTTTAAGAACAAAGAAATATATATTCTTGCTACAAAAAGAGATACTGCTCAAAATATGGTTGATAAAGTAAGAGTTTTTTTAGAGGGTATTCCGGAGTGGATGAGAGCAGATTTTATTACTGATAATAAACAAAGTTTAGAATTAAATAATGGTTCTAAAATAAAAGCATCGGCTTCTACACCAGATGCGGCTCGTTCAGAGGCATTAAGTTTGCTCATTGTTGATGAGGCAGCTTTTATTAATAAGATGGATAGTATATGGATAGCAGCTCAACCTACACTAGCAACTGGTGGTGATTGTATAGCATTATCTTCACCTAATGGAGTTGGTAACTGGTTTCACAAGATATATAATGAGGCGGAGGCTGGTATTACAGAAAAGATAGGTAATAAGATAGTAGGGTTCAATCCAATAAAATTACACTGGTCGGTTCATCCAGACCACGATGATGATTGGGCGAGAGAGACACGCAAGAAGATTGGGGATCAAGCTTTCGCTCAAGAGCATGATTGTGACTTTGTTCAATCTGGTAGTAATGTTATTTCACTTAAGGCTTTGGAGTGGTATCTAGAGCATCCAACAGAACAAGAGACACTTGACGATGGTTATCGTCCATTCGTTAGGGAACCATTAGAAAGAACTTGGGTTGATAAGGGTTTGTGGGTTTGGAAATATCCGGATTATACCAAAAAATATATTATATCTGCAGATGTTGCTCGCGGTGATGGAGAAGATTATTCAGCTTTTCATGTCATAGATATTGAAAATTATGAGCAAGTGGCTGAATATAAGGGTAAGGTAGCTACAGATGTTTATGCTCACCTAATACACAACACAGCTGTTCAATATAACAACGCTTTTATAGTAGTTGAAAATGCATCAATGGGTCATCATACAGTAATGAAGATTGTAGAGATGGAATATAAGAACGTGTATTGGACAATAAAAGATTTAGCTAAATTACACGAAAGTAATGCAAGAGATCAATTATTTTATGACCCATACAATCCTCCTAAAAATGCAGTTCCCGGATTTACAATGTCTTCAAGAACAAGGCCAGCAGCGATAGCTCGACTGGAAGAGGATTTAAGGCAACATGAGTTTATTTTACACTCACAAAGAACTATGAAAGAATTAGAAACTTTTATCTTTCATAATGGTAAGCCCCAAGCTTTGGACGGATACAATGATGATTTAGTAATGTCTTTAGCTATTGGTATGTATGTAAGAAACACAACTATAAAGTTTACTAATGCTGATAATGATATAACTCAACATTTAATGTCTAACCTTTCTTTTAACCCTGTTCCTTATGAGTTCGGAATAAGTAGTAATTCTAATTCTGTTGGTAATGAATCTTATTCTATGAAAGTAAATAAAGAACAGGTTGAAGATTTAAGATGGTTGTTATAAAATAAATGTTTATATTTATTTTATAGCCTTCTTGATTTTTATTATATTATAAAGATTGGGATTACTATAAGGAATTATAAAATGGCTAAATATTCTGAAGCTCAAAAAGGTGATTGGCACGAATATCAAAAATTAGTTTTAAGTGAGTTAGAGAGACATAACTCTTTATTGTTACAGATGGATAATAAGTTAGAAAAGGTTAATGTTGATATATCTTCTTTAAAAGTCAAATCTGGTATTTGGGGGTTAGCGGGAGCAGCTGTTCCTATTGGGATATTTATGGGGTTAAAGATTTTAAATATAAATTAGAGGTAAAAAATGGCAAGTAAATTTGATACACTTAAAAAGTTATTGAATGGTGGTTCTGCACAATATAAGGTTCCAACAGAGCGTCCATCAATGAGAACACAAAGAAATGTTTTCGATACTTTTCAAAAAGCAGCGTCTTCTATATATCAGCAAGGTTTGGCGGGTGGTATAGAAAGATCAGAAAGGTATAGAGAGTATAATGAGATGGACCATTACCCAGAGATATCAAGAGCGTTGGATATTTATGCTGATGATTCTATGGTTTATGGTATTGATGGAAATATACTAAATATATTTTCAGAAGATCAGAAAATCAAGGAAGAGTTAGAAGAACTTTATTATGAGAGATTAGATATTGATTTTCACTTATGGACATGGATTAGAAACATGGTTAAATATGGAGATCATTTTAATCTTTTAGATTTAGTTGAAGGTGAAGGTGTTTTAGGTTCTATAGCTTTACCAGTTGAGGAAATAGCAAGAGAAGAGGGTTATGACAATGATCCTAACTCTCTTAGGTTTAATTGGGTTGGTCAAGGAAACACTTCTTTTCAAAATTATCAAGTATCTCACTTAAGAATACTTGGTGATGATAAGTTTTTACCATATGGAAGAAGTATTTTGGATTCTGGTCGTAAGGTATACAAACAATTATTAATGGCAGAAGATGCTATGTTAATATATCGTATCACCAGAGCGCCAGAAAGAAGGGTTTTTTATATTGATGTAGGTAATATACCACCAGCACAAGTTGACACATATTTGATGCAAGCCAGAGATAAACTAAAAAGAACACCAATGGTTAATCAACAGACTGGTAATCAAGATATGAGATTCAACCCAGAATCAATATTAGAAGATTTCTTTATTCCTATTAGGGGTGAGAGAGGAAGTAGAATAGAGACATTACCCGGTGGTGAAAACGCCGCTGCTATTGAAGACATTCAGTATTTGCAGAATAAACTTTTTATATCACTTGGTGTTCCTAAATCATACTTAACAGCAGAAGAAGATTTAGCTGGTAAGGGAACATTGGCACAAGAAGATATAAAGTTTGCAAGAACAATTCAAAGAATACAAAAGATAGTAGTCAGTGAGTTGGCAAAAGTTGGGTTGGTTCATTTGTTTTTAAGAGGGTATGATGAAAGTGATATATATAATTTTGATTTGAAGTTAGCTAATCCATCAACCGTCACAGAGATGATGAATCTTGACTTAATGGATAAGAGATTTAATGTAGCAAGTCAAATGTCAGAATCCCCACTTCTTTCTAAAGAGTATATACAAAAAGAAGTATTACAGTTATCTATGGATGATATCGTTGAAATAAAGAACGATAGAGTAAAAGAAGCTTCTAATGAATATACTATAGAACAAGTTAAGATGGGTGCACAAGAAGAACCAGCTGCTATGCAGCAACCAGTAGAAGAAAATCCAAACGATCAAGAAGGTGATAATGAGAGTGATGTTGAGGAAGATAGTAAATTTAAATCATTTAAAAATGTTACTCCATATGACCCACTGGGAACTGATGAGTTGGAGGGATATCCTAAGTTTGATTCTTTTGAGAGAAATTTTGAGAGTAGTATAGATCAAATAACAAGTGATATAGAGAAAAAAGACATTATCAAGAAGAAAAAAGGAAGAAAATCTAGAACAGATTCTTTTAATAAAACCATTACAGAAATAATGCGTTTTGACCAAGAATCGAATAAAATTATGGATAATATTAGAAAAGATATGAAAAATAATAAACTTTCTAATACAGGAAAGGTATATTTTGTATCAAAAGATTGATTTTCTCTTATTTTAGCTATATTTATACTAGACTAATAATATAATTTTGGGGTTAAATTTATGAAACATAATAAGTATAGAAATATTGGTGTTTTGTTTGAATCAATGATTCACTATACTATGGGATTAGTTTCTGAGGGTAAAACTACTCAAGCTTCACAAATGATGAAGATAATCAGAAATAATTTCATGAAAAAGACAACAATATCTGAAGCATATAACGTATTTTCACAACTTTTGTATACAGAGGCAATAAACTACTTTCATGCAAGTAGGTTTTATAGTAATTTAAGAAAAGAGTATAATCGTATTGATGATAAGGTATTAAATGCCGAAATATCTAATATGAAAAGACAAATTAAAGAAAATTTTAATTTGAAAGAAGTTCTTAATACAAAAATTCCTAATTACAAACTATTTTCAAGTTTTCAGATATGTTCATTGAAGGAAAATACTTATTTATCTTCTAAAAATCAAACTAATTTAGAACAGTTTATTATGGAACACCTTATTAACAATAAGGAGTTGAAGAAACTTAGTGAAAATAATATTGTTGTTGAAGAATACCCCAAAGAACAACAAAAGATTGATAAAATAGCAATGGCTATTGCTTTTAATAATTTTAAGAAGAGTTTTCGCGGTAAATTAACAGAAAATCAAATACAATACCTAATAAATTTTTATTCTATGAATTCAAAATCATTTAATAAGTGGGTTATGAAAGAAATTGATGGTATGGTAAATGATATATCCTCAGAAAAAATTGTCGTTGAAAACGAAGGGTTACGAACAAAGTTAGAATTAGCTGTAGAAAGATTAAAAAATATAAAAGAAATTAACAGTGATAATATCGTTGAAGTTTTGTTATTTGTAGAACTTTGTGATAACCTGTAGAATTATTGGAGAATAATAATGGCATTAATTGATTTGTGGAAACAAAGAGTAGCAGACAATTTAAGTGGGGTTTCTAATCTGAACGTCACCGACGCGAACGCTGGAGGATATAAAGGACATAATAGTCCAGATCGACCAGAAGAAGATACTCTTATTAAAAACAAAAGCACCGACGCCGCGGAGGGTGTAGCTTATTTTAAAGGGTTAGAAAAACCCAGC